TCCTAATGTTTTAAAAGATTCTTTTAGTAAAGAATTTCCATTCATTGAAGAACTATTTTTATAATTAGTCCATCTTAAATCTATATTTTTAGATAAACCAATATATATTTCACCTTTAGGATTTGTTATTTTGTAAATACCTCTCTTCATATTATTTATTTATTATAAATATATAAAGAAAATTTAAGATCGCCTAGCTTTCACAACTTATACAAGATGCTGTCCTATCTAAATTATCACCACGTAATACTGATTCAGTACGTAGATAATATAATGTTTTAACGCCTACTTTATGTGCTTCTTTATGCACTTCCGATACCCATCTAGGTGTATCATCTGGTGAGAAACATAAATTTAATGATACTGTTTGATCTACAAATTGTTGACGAACACCAGCTTGACGTACTATTTCTAATTGATTAATTTCTTTAAATGTACGGAATACTTCTTTTTCATCATTAGATAAAATATGCTCTTCTACTCCAGCAACTGATCCTTGATCTTTTGCGATACGATCCCAAACAGATGAAATATTAAATCCTTTAGATTCAAGTAATGCTTCTAATACTGGATTCTTTTTTATGAATACACCTTTAGCTGTTTTTAGATTATAGATATTTGCGGGTAGTGGCTCAATTGATGGTGAAACACCACCTGAAATATGAGCATTTGATACTGTAGGAGCAATTGCTATTCTATGTGAATGTCTCACACCTGTACCTTTACACCATTCTGGCTCGCCATATTCAATAGCCATATTCTGAGATGCTTTTAGTGATTCAGAATTAATAAAGCCAAATATTTCTCTTGTGTAAGCATTTGCTTGAATACCTACAAATGGAATACCTTTTGATTGTAAAAATGTATGCCATCCTAAAGCACCAATACCAATTGCTCTACCTTTTTGAGCTGAACGAACTGTATTTTCCATAAAACGTAAGTTCTTAGCTCTATCAATAAATTCTTGCAATACACCTTCTAAGAACCAAGTTGTCAATTCAGGAACAGACATACCATTATCGAAACGATAATCCTTCCATTCATCAAAACGAGCTAAATTTAAAGAAGATAAACAACAAATGAATGAATGTAATGGATCTGTATATAATACAATTTCAGAACATATATTAGTCATTGTAACTTCTAAATTTAGTTTTTTATAACCTTCAGGATTAGTTTTATTTACATTATCTTTAAACATAATGTATGGTTCTCCTGTCTCTAGACGAGTACGTAAAATTTCACTCCATACTTTTAATGAATTTGGATCTCGTTCTTCAACCTTATTCATGAATTTATCATCAACAACCACACAATGATGTGTATTCAAACATTGACGATTAACATCACCTTTTGGACGTCGCATCATTAAGAATTCTTCAATATCTGGGTGATTAATATCTAAATTAAATGAAGCAGCACCTCTACGAACTGAACCTTGATTAGTAGCTAAAATAGTTGAGTCATAAATTTTAGCCCAAGGTATAACACCTTCAGATGTACCATTATCTTTAATACGTGCACCACGTCCTCTAATTCGAGATAATGACATACCAACACCACCACCTTGAGATGATAAACGCATTAATTCCGAGTTTGCTGATGCAATACCTTCTACTGAATCGTCAACATCAATACCATAACATGAAATTGGTAATCCACGCTCAGTACCCATATTTGATAATACGGGAGAAGCTAAACATAACCAATTTTTGGTAATAGCTTCATAAAAGAATGGTTGTAAATCTTTACGACGTAACCTACGAGCAGCAGCTTTTGACACGCGTTTAAAACCATCAAATATATTTTCATCGGGTAGTAAATATCCACTAGATACCATACTAATTCCAATACTATCTACCCACTCGGGATAATCCTTACCCATTACCCATTTTCGGGTATCTATTTTTACACTCATATTATTAATTTATTATTTTATAAATTTTATTTCAAAACCTTCCCACTTATATGGTTTATTACATTTTGGATCTTTTTGTATTATACCTTTATTAATCCATTTTCTAATAGTAGTTTCATTAACTCCGTAATATATTAATTGTTTTATTCCTTTAAATTCAACTTTATTATGATTATTATCAATTAAAATATATTTACCTTTTGTTTTACCATAATTACCTGCTAATTCCCCAGGACGTTTTGTACCATACATTGGATGTTTATTTCCTTTATGACTTTCTGATATTTTGAAGCAGGTTTCTTTACTACGAATAACACCATTAACCCCATCTCCACCATCAGTCATATTAACTAAAATACCGTTTTTAGAATCTTTACGTTTATATAATTTAATAAATTCAATTTCTTTTAGGCATACCTCACTCCAATTTAAATCATCTAGTACTATTTCAACCCTATACTTTGTTTTATTCGCGATGTATTTCCAATAATTAGTTCTATGTTTTTTATTATATGCTCTTTCATATTTACCTTCTTCATCTCCTCCTATACCAATATAAAAAGGTTCATTTTTATCTAATCGGATGTGTCTATATAAATAAGCCATATTATAAATCCGACCAGTCTGCTATAGATTTAGAATATGATGTAGGTCGGAGAGCAAAGAAATCTTGCATTTCTGTACCAGAAGTAATCTGTCCAAACCAAGCTATTTCCTCTAATAGATCATCATTAACGCTGAATAAAGCTTTATAACCTAATTCTACCATTTTTTCATTAGCACGAGCATAAATGAAATTTTTTAATTGTTCTTTAGTTAGATTTTCTAAATTACCCATTTCAAAAACCTTATCAATAAATGCAAATTCTAATTCTACTGAAATAGTACATGCTTTTTCAATTTTTTCCCTCAAATCAATTGTATCTAATTCAGGACGTTCTTTTAATAGTTGAGTAAATAACCAACATCCTGCTTTTGAATGTAATGATTCATCTCTAACAGACCAAGCAACAATTTGTCCCATTCCCTTCATTAAATTTCTCATTTGAAAAGACATTAATACAGCGAATGAACTAAATAAATTGACACCCTCCGTGAACGCTGAAAATATCGCGAGTGACTGCGCTATTTCGCCCATTGTTCCTGCGTTTACTTGCTGCAATCGTTCAATCTTATTTCTAGCTTCTTCATCTTCCATAAATGCTTCAAAATCATCTAAACCTAATGATTCATTCAATAACGAATAAGCCTCAGCATGGATTGATTCAAATGAACCAAAAGTAACAGCCATAGATTGAATTTCAGGTTTTGGAAACCAATGCGATACATAAGATGACCAGTAATCTTCTACGTGTGTTTCAGTTTGAGCAAATGATTTTAGAATTTGTCCAATTAGATTAACTTCGGATTCTGTTAATTTCATTTTAAAATCATTAACATCTGATGCTAACGTAACTTCATCCGCCATCCAATGGACACGTTGTTGGAGTTTCATAAACTCATGAGCCTGAGGGTATTCAAATGGCTTATAAAATAATCTTTTATCAGTAATCATATTATTTGTAAGAATTAATAAGGGAAACTAGGAATGCTTTGTGGTTTAATCCAACAACACGTTTTACTTCTTGTCCATTTTTTTCAAAGATAATAGTAGGAACACCACGAACTTTATACTGAATTGCTAACTTAGAATCTTCATCAACATTAACATCTTGATAAATAACATCATTTATTTCTGATTTGATTTCATTGAGTATAGGTGCGAGTAACTTACATGGGTGACATCTCTCACCATAGAACTTTATAACTTTTAACATATTTTTTTTTGTTTTTTTTTCTAGTGCAGTAATAAATACACCCCACATTAATAATAATTAAGAAATCTTATTAAGTTCAAAAAATTTCTTTTGTAAATAATCTTTATCATCTTTAGAAACATTTCCCTGATATTGTTGTTTAGAATATTGTGAATTTGATTGTGGTTCTTCATCTTCATCATACTCACCTAATATACTAGTCAAACCAGTAGATCCATCAAATTCGCATTTAAATGTTAAACCATCAGCACCATAACGATTTTTAATGATGTGCCATCTACATGTATTATTTATTTTATCTTGTCTTAAACGTGATGTAGATATAATAATATCAGCAATCATAATTTTATCATATGAACCTGCAGCTTTATCACCCTCAACAACTTTATCTTGAGATCCGGAACGATTTACTTGAGATGGGGTAATGATAGGAATACCTAATTCTTTAGCTAGACCTTTTGTGTCTGTGTATATGTCATCTATATCGTCTTTTCGTTCGTTACGAGCGCGACGATTACGTAGTAAATCTAAATAATCGATAAATATAACATCCGGTGAAAAATCATGTTGAACTCGCAATTGATTTAGGTGATTTTCGATAGTATCTAATGATGCTCGTTTAGGTGGATACTCTTTAATAATTAATTTACCTGATAATCCTTTAATATCCTGTTCAATTTTAGCACGATGAAATTGTAGTTGATCAACAGGTATTCCGGTTAAATTAGCATCAAATCGCTTACCTACATAACCTTCACCTAATTCAAGTGAATAATAAACAACATTAGCACCTAATTTAGCAGCCTCTAAAGCCATAGATATTAGAGCCCACGATTTACCCGAACCAGGACCACCAAAGAAAATAACAAAATCTCCCTTTCCATATCCACCCTGTGTAATTGTATTCAATTCTTTCCAAGGAGTAGGTATGACCTTTCTATCATCAGGACGATATCTTGATTCTATATCTAATTCATAATCATGACCGTTATTTTTATCTTGATGATTTGATACAGCTTTAGAGATCAATGTACGAATTGATTCATAATCACCTTCATTTAATAAATCAACAGAAGTCATAATTGCCTTTTTCATTTGTTGATTTTGGCAGAATTTACTGAATTCAAGTTCAATATATTCTTTATCATTAGATGATTCTGATAGTTTGTAAGCTTGTTTTAATTCTTCAGTAACTGCAACTTTTAATACTTCATTATCTTCTTTTTTAACTTCAACACTCAATACCTCTAATGTAGGAGTTGTGTGGAAATCATCAAAATATTTTTGTAGTTTTTTTATTATCCATTTTCGAGATGGACTTTCAAAATAATCTTCTGTTAAAGAATCGGATACATTAACTAAAAATCTCTTATCAGTTAATAATAAACCTAGTACTTTAATCTGGAATGAATTTCCGTATTTGTCTAAATTTTCTAATGAGCTCAATGTTTATAACCTTTAAAATGTGATAATTAAATATAATTAAGAATATTTTAAAAAACTAAAAACCCTTTTAGTATTACCTAAACAGGGTTTTTTGGGTTCCAATTTAATGGAGAAAATAATTCAATTAACCAATTTTGCCAATTTATTCGTTCATTTAGATGATCTAATTCAGTCATTTCAAGGAAGGCTCCAATATTAAGATTAGGAGGAGGCATTGCTAAACTATCATCAATTATATATTTATCTTCATCACTTATATTTACATTTTTAAGCGACATTAATCGTTCATTTAATCGTAATTGTGATTCAAAATGTAGTATTTTTGTATATAACTGATTATTACTTTCATTAGTCCTAGCTTTATTTAATAAATCATCAATTGTTAAAAATTGTTCATTTTGTAATTCCGGATATAATTTTAGTAATTTTTTAGGACCTAAACCGTCAACTCCCGGAACATTATCACCACTATCACCTAATAATAATTTCATATTAATATAATTATTAGCATGAACTAAATACTCATTTAATATTTCTGATTTATGGTATGTTTTCTTTTTAGTAGGAGAATATATTTCTGTTTTATCTGAAACTAATTGTAGAAAATCTTGATCGGCAGACATAATAGTTATATTATCTGTTTCTAGATCAGATTCAAATTTTTCTACTAAATAACCAATAACATCATCTGCTTCTATTTTAGGAATCATAATTATGGAAACAGGTAATTGAGATAAATATTCAATTAACCTACCCATCTGGTTAGCCATAGATTCACTTTCTTCTTCTTTATCACTAAATACCTTCCAATTATTTACTTTAAGGTTTTGACGATTTGCTTTATAATCAGCATACAAATATTTTTTATTTGTTGAATTACCTTGTCCATCAAACACTAAAAAAACACGAGTAGGTTGATAAGAACGAATAGCAAACCCAACTGATTTTAAATAACCTGTTAAACCCCCGACGTGGTGTCCGTCGGGGTTCAGGTGTTGAATTATTGAAAAGCTACGTAAGAATGTGTTCATAGAATCTACGATCAACACTCTTGCATTTTTTGAACTATTTTTATCAGCTTTTAATTCTAAAAATAATTTATTTAATAAGTCTTTATTCATTATCGTCTGATTCAATGTCTACTAATGATTGAGATGATGATTCAAGCCACTCGCTATTATCTTCTACAACTTGTAGATCATCAATATCGGTTAAATCTTGGAACCACTCATGAGCATATTCTTTTTTATACTTATTAATTGCATTTGGTGTATCATCAATATAACCATGAGGTGTTACTATTACAGTTGATGCTGTAGCTACTCCACAATCAGCATGAATTTTATCAATTGCAATTTTAGTACGTTTAGCAAATTCTACTGATTTACCTTTTTTAGTTGCTTTAATTTTTGATGTACCTGAATTAGTTACATTACCGAATGTAATAACAACAGCAGCATCCCAATACATTGTATCACCTGCTTTATTAGTACGTCTTGGTTGAGACATAGGAACTAATGCTGGTTGAACACCTGTTTTATTGATTACAAAAAACGTATTAGTATAAGGATATTTTTCTTTACGTGATAATGGAAACTGTTGATTAATAAAATTACCAAATTGAGTTGCCATTGCTCCTGCGTTCCACATTGGGTTATTAGAACCTTTATCTATACTTTGTTGACATGGTAGTGAACCTACTGAATCCCATAAGAATAATAAATCATAAGGTAAACGTCCTTTTGCTTGCTCATTTAAAATATCAGAAATAAACGCAGATACGTCTTCAATAGCATTTAATGAACCTCTATCAATATATAAAAAGAAACCATCATAATCAATAATTTCACCTGTTTCTGTATCAGGAATAGCATTCAGTTCTAATCCCATTTTTTGAGCATGGGTAAAATCCCATTTCATCTCAGTAACAATGAATACAGGTAAAATACCCATTTTCTGAGCTGTAACTGCTGTTTCAATTAATAATGTTGTTTTTCCTGTATCTGAACCACCTCGAGCAATTGAAATTTGACCCATTGGTATTCCAGGAATAGATAAGGCTTCCTTAATTGCGGGTGAAAAGGGAATCCATTTTTGTTCTTTAAACTTTGTAGACGTATCTAAAAATTTAGACTTTTTAAAAGCCGATAAGTTAAATTTAGACTTATCGCCCAACACGTGGGCGATAGTCTCTGTAGGTGATTTTTTAGCCATTAATTTGTATAAAATTTAAAAAGACTAATTAAATAATTCGTCGAATTTATCAGATGGATTTGTATTTAATGAAAAATTATTTGTTTTTTGATTATTTACTCCAGAAGTTGTAGGAGCATTAAATGATTGAGGGACTGATGTATCAGATAATGGTTTCGATTCAGAATTTGGAGTTTGACCATCATTCTCTTCAGGATTTAACCATTTAGCTAATAAATCTTTAATATCATCATATTCACGCTTACGATTAATAGTTAAAATATCGGGTTGTTCATCTAACCATTTCTGTAATTGATTTGCATCTTCAGTAGCTGGTGAAATTTTAGGTTTGATACGAACACTACAACTAATGACTCTACGTCCTAATACTTCTTTATAATCAGCTTCAACTGTAAAGTCACGACCTTCAATAACATCAGTGAAATCACCATAATCTTCATCACTACCTATACCTAGTAAAGTAGTATAAATTTCTTTACCAAACTCCCACAAACGAACACCTTTTGATTCTTCACCACGAACAATGACAGGAACAAAAACTCTCATTTTAGGTTCAATCTTCTTAGATAAAAAATAATTATCTTTATCTTTCGTTAATTTTAATTTAGCTGAAAATTCAATAATTGGATCGGGTTCACCCCAGTTACTTAAAGATAATACAGGTCCTTTAGCAAAGCCATAATGAAAAAATACTTCTCTAAATGGGTATGCTTTATTAAATTTAGAAGGAATAATTCTGATTTGGTGTTTGCCGGGTTGGGGTTTCCAAAAATACTGTGAGTAATCAATTTTTTCTCCTGTACTTTGTTTTTTACCTGCGTTATTAAGTGTGTCTAATCTGTTTTTTAATGCACTAATATCCATTGCTTTGTTTTTTTATGTGTTTTGAAAAAATTTAATTATGTGTAAATGTAATGAAGAAAGAATTACCTGACAAGAATAATATATAATATAATCTTTTATATTTTAAAGATAATATAGTATAAAGATAGTTAAGAAAAGCTTGAAAATCAAGCTATTTTAATTAATACGTTAAATATAATTAAGAAATTAAAGAGAAATTATCTTGTAGATTTTTGTTTTGATTATATTTAAATCGTTATTTTGGACTAACATGATAGAATTTTTATAATCAATCCAATTAATTTTGTAGTTTGTATCTAATATACCATGATTAAGTGATCTAATTAATAG